TAAATCAACACACGCTGCCGAAACTTACGGCTGGATGGGGAAAACGACAGCGTTTCGTGAATGGCTCGGCGACCGAGTAATTCAAAACTTAGCGGCAAGCGACTACACCATCAAAAACAAGAAATTCGAAAACACCATTGGCGTTGACCGTGATGAAATCGAAGACGATAGCTTTGGTGTGTACACGCCGATGATTGCCCAACTCGGCAATGACGCAAAAACACACCCCGACACCTTAATTTTTGACTTACTCAAAAATGGTTTTTCTAACACCTGTTTTGATGGGCAATACTTTTTCGATACTGACCATCCCGTTGGCAATACAGTCTATTCAAACAGTGGTGGCGGCTCTGGTACGCCGTGGTTTTTGCTCGATACGTCAAAACCGATTCGCCCCTTTATTTTTCAAAAACGCCGTGATTACAAGTTTGTTGCGATGGATAAATTGGATGATGAAGTTGTGTTTAGCACCGACAAATTCCGTTACGGCGTAGATGCACGGGTGAATGCGGGTTACGGCTTGCCACAACTTGCTTACGGTTCAAGACAAGCGCTCGATTTAACTAATTATGCAGCGGCACGCGCGGCAATGCGTTCAATCAAAGGCGATAACGGAAAATCTCTCAATATCAATCCGATGCTGTTAGTTGTTCCGCCTAGCTTAGAAGCGGATGCGCTCAAAATCTTGAATGCTGAAATGGTGGGTAATAACACAAACGTCATGCGTGGCACAGCGCAGTTGCTCGTTACATCTTGGTTGGCTTAGGAGGTCACATGATTTTAATTTCAGCAAAACCAAGCAATGGATTTTGGCGTTGTGGTGTTTTTCATTCTAGTGAGCAAACGGAATATCCCGATGATGCGTTCACACCCGAGCAATTAGAGGTGTTGAAAGCAGAGCCGATGTTGTCGGTTTTTATCAAAGAAGATGTGCCAATTTCAACAGGTGAAAACACTCCTACTGGTGAAGAAAATTCACCAGCTGGTGATGACAAAAAGTTCAAAGGAAAGGCTGAGTAGTTATGTACTGCACGCAACAGGACTTGATTGATAGAGGTTACGAGCAAGACTTATTACAGCTTACAGACCCTGATAACACAGGCATTATCGATGCAGTGATTGTTGCGAAAGCCTTGGAAAAAGCAAGTGCTGAAATAGATGGTTATTTAGCAGGGCGTTACACCCTGCCATTAGCTGTTGAAGTGCCGATTTTGCGCGAAAAAGCGTGCGATTTAGCGTGGTACTACTTGAATGTTGATAGAGCCTTGATGAATGTCGAGGGTGGCATCAGAAAATCTTATGAGGACTGCATTCGTTATCTTGAGTTAATTGCTCGCGGAAACGTGAAATTACCAATGCCAGCAGCGGAAACGGTAACGCAAGCAGTTAGCAATGAGGCGGTAATGCAATCAAGCGGCAATGTATTTTCAAGGGGGTAGCAATGCTTCAAGAAATCGCTGAACGTTTAAAAGCAAGCTGTCCCTCCCTGAAAAATCGCGTTGAAGGCGCAGATGACTATGATTCTGCTTTAGAAAATAACAAGTTTCCTGCTCCTTGCGCCTACGTTGTTGAATTGGAGGATAGTGGCGAGCCAAACACAATGACTGGCGTGCATCGACAGCGAATTACAACGCAAATCGGTGTGATGATGGTGGTAAGTAATAAGCGAGATGCCACAGGTAGTGCAGCGCATAGTAATTTAACTATCATCCGAGAAGAGGTTCGTGCTGCGTTGGCTGGCTGGTCACCGACGGATGCAGAACCGATGAATTTTTTGAAGGGTCGGTCAGTGAAACCTTATGGCGCAAATCGCTTTTGGGCAAGTGTTTTCACAACAAAATATCAATATAGGAATGCTTGACATGGTAGATGAATCGAATGCAGTCGTTGAAAAAACCACTTCAATCGACACGGTAAAAAAACAACAAATTCCATTATCTGAAGAGCAGCTTTTAGAAATTTGGAAGCGAGACGAATACTGGGGTGTAGCGGGCGTTAGTCTCACTTATGACCCTTACACTGGAAAACGCACACCCGAGGTGAAATAACATGGGATTGACAAACAAACGACTGCTTCTGGCTAAATTAGAAGCTGTCAATAGTGTCGCTGAAACTGCCTTAATTGCATCAGATGCCATTATGGTGGGAAATTTAAACATTACGCCAATGGTTACAGAAACCGTAGAGCGCAACATTGTCCGTCCTTTTCTGGGTGCAAATCAAAGCATGGTGGTGGCAAGTCATTCCACGGTTGATTTTGAAGTGGAACTAGCAGGGAGTGGCACGCTAGGTACTGCGCCTCATTATGACAGTCTGATGCGTGCATGTGGATTCGCCAAGACAGGCGGCGGTGCATCACCCATTGTTTATGCGCCAACAACTCCTACAACCACGGCTGATGCTAACACCACTCTGACGTTATGGTTTTTTGCTGATGGAACTAAGCACGTTTTATTCGGCGCAAAAGGTACGTTTAGCATCGATTTAACCAAAGCCAAAGAGCCAACCCTGAAATTTACTTTTACAGGCTTAATGGGGGCGGTAACAGCAGGAACAATTGCAAGCGGAACGTACACAAATTCAGTTGCACCCGTTCCCGTCGGGACGGTAAATACCACCACAAACTTCAATATCGGTGGTGCGATAGCTACACCAAGAATTGAGGCGATTACGTTCGATGTTGCAAACGAAGTCAAATATCATCAATTGATTGGTGATGAGCGAATTGTATTGCTAAATCGCAAAGCAAAAGGAGCGCTCAAAATTGAAGCAAACATTGGAGCTAAAAACTTCTTTGACTTAGCAAAATCGAATACGGTCGGCACACTGTCGGTAGTTCATGGTGTCACAGCAGGCAATATCGTAACCATTGCAACCGCGACAAACGGAATGAGCATTGGCACGCCAAAATACTCGTCAACAGACGGCATTGACATGATTGATTTAGATTTAAGTTTGTTCCCTGTTGCAGCAGCAGGCAATGATGAATTGATTATTACACTCTCTTAATTTTTCAACAAAAACTTCAACAATAGGACGCAAAAAATGAAATTAGCAATCGGTAAAAAAGACACCCGTAAATTCAAAGTTGTCGCTGAGGAGCCAGGTGATTTCTTGGAAGTTAAAAAACACGTTTTTGACGTGGAATTTAATGTATTGCCAAACAGCAAAGTGGCTGAAATTCGCGCAATTTCAAGTGATGCAGAATTGCTTGATGATGCGGTTAAAAGTCATTTGGTGTCGATTAGCGGCGTTAAAAATGAAGATGGTACAGATGCCGAATTTACGCCTGAATTGGTGAGTGCGTTGTTTGAAATTTCGTGGGTTCGCAATGCGTTAATTCAAGCATTCTTCAATATCCAAAACGGCGAAACGCAAGCTGGGGTTTATAAAGCCTTGAAAGCAAAAAACTAGAGGATGCGGGTTATCACTATGCAAATGGTGGTAACTCACAAAATACTCAAAGTTTAGAAGATAGCGCGGCAGCGTGGGGCGTTGTAATCGAAATTCCCGATGAGCAAGAAGAAGAGGAAGAATTCATTGTTTTCTATGATTCCGCGCTAGCCTTGGAAGTCTTTTTTAACGTCCAAACACAGTGGAATTATTCCATGGATGGTATTACAGGCTTGAATTACGCAAGCGTTCTCAGTGTGATTGAGCTGTATGCCAAAAAGAAAAAACGTCTCAATTTGCTTCAAGAAGTCGGCGCAATTGAGCGCGGATTTTTAAAGGCAGTCAACGAAAAACGTAATAAAAAATAATAGGAGTCGTCCCATGTCAACGCAAGCTCTAACCATTAGAATCGGCGCGGATGCCAGCGGGGCGATTTCTGTTATTTCACAAACCACCTCTGCTGTAAATAATCTAGGTAGCACAAGTAGTAACACTAATCGCAATGTTGCGAGCTTGGCGGGTGGTGTTCAAAATTTAGGGCGTTGGTCAGGACAAACTACCAGTGCAACTGCTTCACTCACGGGTGGTGTTAACGGGTTAAGTCGCGCGACACTCGATGCCGTAAATGGCACAAACCGATTAAATCAAAGCCTTGCAGAAAATACTCGCGTTGCGAATGCGGCGGCAGGGTCAAGTCAAAATTTAAGCAATTCAACGGGTTTTTTATCAAGCAGTCTAAAAGTGCTGGGCGGCGTATTTGCTACGCTAGGGCTTGCAAATTTTGCAAAAGAAGTTGTGATGGTAAATGCGGAGTTCCAATCGATTAGAACGTCGCTTGCAACCGTTGTGTTTC